TTTGCTACAACCTTATATGGTGTTTCGGTAGTATCTATCACCACGAAAGCACTATAATCTCCACCCACACCTTTAGCAGTATCTGCTATTAAAGTATATGTATGTCCAGGAATCGGCTCTTCTTGTATATCTAAACCATCTCTTTGTAATACAAATGGTTTTGGTTTCATTTCGCCGATAGCAGTAGCACTTATAAGAGTAGCACTAGATCCTAAGAACTCACATAATACTTCTTGATTAAATTTTAATTCGCCAAGTAATGCTCTTTGTTTTTCTGCCCAAGTTTTTGTTCTTCCTGGAATATCAGTATAAGGTATAAAGAGTGGTTTAAAATCATTCCTGCCTTCTTTTGCAGCTTCCCAGTATCTCCAAAAATGATTATATCCTAGAGGTGTAGAGGAAAGTAATACCTTTGTTTCTTTACCAGCTGAAATAGTAGGATATACAGAAGTAAAAAATTCTTCAGCTACATTGTTCGGTATAATTGCAGCTTCATCAATATACAACCAGTTTACAGATTTACCACGAATCGCCGAACTAGATGTCGCAGCAGTAAATATTTTGGAACCATTTTCTAATTCTATATCCCCTTTGTTCCATACAGCTACACCTTGTTGCATCCAGTTTGGTAGATACTCATACATTAATTGGTATCTAGATAAAACTTCTCTGGCAGCAGTAGCTTTGTTTGCCATAATGGCAGCAGTTTTATTATCATTAAATAATGTAAAATGTAATATACATGCAGCACTTGTGACAGTTTTACCTTGTTGCCTTCCTTCCATTAGAATCGTCTGACGATTCTTCATAATGTGTTTTACTTTTTTTCTTTGGCAAGGGTATAGTTTAAAATCAACAACTCCTTCATCTAGAGATACAATCTTGCAGTAGTTCTCGATAAAGTACACTGCGTTGCGTTTACACTTTATGTACTCTTTTACCTGTTCCTCTGTAAATTCTACAGGAACTCCTACAGCTTTTAAATTTTGATTTGCATTATAATAAGTTGTAGCCATTAGTCCTCCTTGCGGAGATTATTAAACAACAGTAATAGTACCAAGCATGTTGCTTGGGTGAGCAGTACATCTATATTGGTATGTATTTCCTGTTGCAGCATTCATTGGGATAGTGAATGTAATAATGTCGTTAGTGGTAGCAAGGTTTCTAGTTGCGTTAGTTGAGCTGATATAATCAGCAGCAGGTGCAGTAGATGTACCGAACTCTACGATGTCAAGTGGGTGTGCGTTTCCAGCAATCGTATGTCTGAAACGATAAGTATGTCCTCTATATACAAATAACTGCGGATCGTTTTCGCCAGCAGATAAAAGACCTGAACCTTGTACTGTATAGTTAGTACCATCACCAGCTGTAAAGTCAAACTGTTGTAATGATACTGCTTTAATACCTAGTTGAGAAGTAGAAGAACTTGTTAGCTCAATACCATCTCCTTGAGTAATAGTAATGTCATCATTTACTGAGTTTGAACCAGCTAGTCTTAATTCTTTAGAACCAGCAGTGACAGATTCTATAGAGGTTGCGTAAGTAGTATTCGTGACTGTATTGTTTACAGTAATATTGTTGGCATCAGTTCTATCAATATTAATACCAGTACCAGATACGATATTTACATTATCAGTACTTGCGTCTGAACCAGTTAATCTAATTGAAGCATCAGTACCAGAAGTTTCTGCTGATACACTATAAGTAGTGTTTACATTAGTATCGGCTCCAGGCTCAAATGCAGAATTGCTTGAGCTGTATTTTAGAACCTGACCATTAGTAATACCAGATGCTGGAATGGCAATCTGAACAGTGCTTCCACCAAGAGCTGTGTATAACTCATTAAAGTTATCTTTAATTTTATCTCCACCATCTCTAAGGGTATCCCCTGTTCCGTCATTGGCTAGAGAACCAATATTTAAATCTTGTTTTGCCATTTATAATTTCTCCTATAAATCTGTTTTTTGAGTTTCATTCCAACCCAAGTCAGTCACTTGTAAATTATTTAGGTCGCCAGTAGCTTTATGTTGTTCATCTGGGTTGCCTAAATCTACGAATGTAGATGTAATTACATTACCTGTGTCATCAACTCCACCAAATAATAATATTTTTAAAGTAAAGTTAAATGTCCAAGTCACGAACCTTCTTATTTCGAAAGTTCCATCGTAATCATCTACGAAGCTAGTACTATTTAGTATTATTGGGACATCTGTTTCTGTTTCTAATTTTGGATCGGTATTTTTAATTTTCATAGTAAATTCAGGTGTAAAAAATGGTAGTATTTGCTCAACTATTTGTAATCCATCTTCTGTAGTCTTTGTAAGACAGTTTAATTGCATATCCAAGTTAAATGGTACTGGGGCAAATAGTTTTTCCCTTTTACCTGAACCACCTGCAGCAGAAGTCCTATTTATCTTAAGAGTACCCATACGATTAGTTTTTCTAAGTGGGTCATAAGATATTGCAGCCATTTCAAACGACATACGAGGAAGAGTAGTATATACTTGTTCTTCTAAACTAGGATCTTGCTCTAATCTTTGTACCCATTTTTCTTTTGGACCATAAGCGATTGGTACTAATATTTTTTGTTGTGCTGTGCCAGCATTATCGAATCTTTCAAACTCTACATCTGAAAACATTTTGCCGAAACCAATGATACAGTTTCTTACAGTTTGATGATAGAATGGTGGTTTTCCGAGCATTAAAATTCTCCAAACGGATTATTTTCTGACCACGCAACTTTTTCGTTAGTGTCAGGTTGTCTTTCAGTTTCTAGTTCTAAGTTATCAGCGAAGCCACCTTGTTTATCTACATTTAATTTAATAGTAGCAACTGCGACAGCTTGAGTACCACCTGCTGGTGGAGCAGAAACATCGATTGTAGGAACAGCATTATAACCATCCCCCACATTAGTAAGAGTGACACCATTTACTTTACCTGTAGTTCCATCAACAGTACAAGTAGCAGTAGCAGTGACACTAGGAGTACCACCTGAGAAAGTTAGAGTTGGCGGAGTAGTATAACCTGCACCGACATTAGTAAATGTTATTGTATCAACAAACATATTCTCTGACCTTGTAGGATCTTGTGAGAAAGTTTTAAGTTCTTCAAACTTATCAATATCGGCAATACCTGTATCAATTTTCTCAGAAGCATATTGAAATAACTCGACTTCCATTTTAAATGTATATAATTTTCCTAGTTGATAAAAAGGGTCTTGGTGTTGTACGAATTTAATTTCAAATAATCCTTTAGTTAATGGAAAATAAATTAAGTCTCCTTCGTTCGGTCTATTAGGCACAAAGGTATTACCATGTTGCCCAACTAATTCTTGCCACCTAGATCTTGCTACAACTAGAGTAGCAGACATCTCATTAAACAATCCAAACTTTTGTATAAATGGACCTTGCCCACCTAAGTTATCTACATTCTCGAAATACATTTCGATAGGAAATGCTTGCTCAAATTTAGATAATGGATCTTCGCCTAAGATTTCATCTTTAGCTACTTGAGTTCTAGGGATATAGAAAACATTCTGACCATAAATTTTTAAAGACTCAATAATTAAAGACTCTATTAAATTCTGTTCAGACGCTACTCCTTGAGATATGTAAGTATTTCTTCCAGCCATTTATTACCCTGTAAAGAACTCTAGTGGTGCACCTTTTCCTATGAGTTCGTCTTCTAGTTGTTGTAGTTCGTTCATGGCTTCGTTATATATACCATCGCCATCCATTGAAACACCTCCAGGTAAAACTAGTCCCGAAAACTTTTTAAGATTAAGTCCCCACTGTTTCTTAAACAGAGCAGCAGTATATTTTTTCAACCATGGTTCGCCAAATACTTTTGGATATTCTGTACCACTTAATGCTTTATAAACATCGACCATCACAGAGTCTCCGATTTTTACATCGCTTCGGAAGTCAACATCTAGAAATAGTTTATTTTGCATTCTGTTAAAACGATACAAAGTTTTACCATTTAACATTAAATCAAGTAAACTTAAATGACCCATAACAGTAGTGTAGTAAACAATACTTGTAGAGGTCAAGTCGTATAAATCATTTAATCTTAATTGATATTGTAAGTCGAATATATTTCTAGAATCTGTAGTATTAGAAAAAACTGTAAAAACTTTATTTACACCAAATATCTCATCAGTGACTGGAATAAATCCATTTTCGCAGTCTCCTCTAGTAATAGTTGATATAATTGCTGTAGCACCAGATTGGTCACCAGTAATAGTTTCGCCACCCTGAAATTTTACTTGGTCTGGTCCAGGATTAATTAATACTTGATAGAATATATCAGAACCAGTTGAACTTTTATGTACAACTGCTTTAGCACCTGTGGTTCCACCAGTAATAGTTTCCCCTCCAGTAAAATTTCCTGCGACAGCAGCAGTAAGTGTTAGTTTGGTGCCAACTATTACATGTTGGAAATATGCTCGTTCAGTACCATTCCAATGATTAATATTAAAATATTCTATCGCTTCGTCTAAGCGATCTTCTAACTGTTCGTCAGCTACATTTATTTCAATCACTGGCGATCCTAGACTTCGCAATGCGTAATCTTTTAATTGGTCTCTTGTTGCTGGATTTGCCATAGTACTATTTAGTTCCTTATGATCCCCCTAGTGCGATAGACATTGCTATTGAAAATGGTTCCATAGCAAATTTCTTGTCTAATGCTGAGTTATAACTACTTAGAACAGGAGTTAAAACAGCAGTCGTACCACTAGAAATCTTTGTTAATGATGCTGTACCACCCATACCAGAGTGTGTTTCACAATAAGGGTATAGTGTAGTCGGTGTGTTAGCATCTACCACCAGTACCATTTTAGCACCTGTCGTGCCTTGTGTACCAGTATAAGTCACACCTGATGTTAATTTTGTACCACCACCATGAATACCATCTTGAGTTGAACTCAAAGCAAATAAGTGCCCAGAGTGTGTAGCTGATGATAAGTCAAAGGTATAAGTTTGACCTTGTATAATATCCAATTGTTGGTTTATGCCACCTGATAATGTGTAGTAATTATTTCCTGTACTATAATCATTATATACAGTTGTATTAAATGTAATATCTTTATTTGGACTATCTACAGTTATAGTAGGAACAGTTGTATATCCCCCACCAGCATCGGTTATTACCACAGTTAATACTTTTCCAGTATTTACATCAATAGTAGCATACGCTCCTGCTATACTTCCACCATTAGTTGCTGGCGAAACTGTAGTATTAGCAGTTGCCTGAACAGCACCTCCTCCAGCATTCGGTGTTGCAGCAATCGTGATATTTGGTGCAGTCGGATAACCTGACCCACCAGTATTAATTGTAACACCACTTACAGCGAATGTATTATTTCCAGTGCCATCATCAACCATTACAGCTGTTCCTGTTGCTTGAACTCCAGGAGTCGTACTTGGTGCATCTATCGTGACTGCTGGTGGACCAGTATATCCACCACCAGCATTAGTCATAGTGACAACATCTACACCTGAAGTGTTTGGTAATGGGAATGACAAGTTTGGTTGTTCTAAATAACCAGCACCATCGTTATTTACTGTGACTGACGATATAGAGTTAGATACTCCTGGATTCATCATTAATGATGAACCCTGTTTCATAATTTTAGCGTCGTCTAGGAATATAGTATCGCCACCAACATATAAGTTTCTCCATTTTTTAGTAGAGGATCCTAGATCGTAAGTATCATCAACTGATGGTAATACATGTTCTCCTATCGCAGAAAATGATGCAGTAGCTGGAGCGAATGATAAGTTTCCTGCTCCATCAGATTGTAATGCACCTGCAGC